GCGTGCCCCGTCTGCGTCCTGTGCGCGGGCCGGGACGCCGAGCGAACCGTACAGCCCTCCCGCGACCACGTCCACCGCACGAAGGTGCACGGCTATCTGATCCTGCATCGACGAGGAAACCACGCCCACGCATGCCTTCACTTGGGAAAGCATGGCGCGAGGATTTCCCTGGAAACGCACAGGCGGCTCGTCTCGATGCAACGGAAGCACCTCACGTGTGACGAGCTTGACGAACGTCGATTTACCGGAACCGTTCGGCCCCAGCAAAGCAACGCTCTCCCCTT